CTCAAATAACTTCGCAACCAGTACAAGCCGGTGCGGCTATAGTTGGTCCTACAGTATTAGGTAAAGTAGGTGTCCCAAAACTAGTAACTAGTTATTCAGAATATTTAGCAAATTTTGGAAGTACATTCCAAAGTGGTTCAGACGAATACACATTCTTTACTTCTATATCAGCATACAATTATTTCAATAATGGTGGTACATCATTAATAGTAAATAGAGTAGCATCAGGATCATTTGCTCCAGCAGTATCTACAACAGTATTTAGTGAAGTAGAAAGTGGTATTCCAGAAGCAGGTGGTAATTTATTAGGATCACTAACATCTGGTGGTACAGGAGGAACAGCTATAGGTCCTGTAACAGCTACTACTACAGTAGCCCCAGCAGGAGGTGATGGTTTAACATTAAGTATAACAACAGCAACTACTCCAGGTAAATTATTAACTACTGTGGATGCTTTATTAACTTCAATTACAACTAACCCAACAGATGGTGTAAATGCTACATATACAAATGTATCTCTAACAGGAGGAACAGGAACAGGTGCTGTAGCAACAGTAACAGTTGCAGGAAATACAATTTCAGCAATAACAGTAACAACAGCAGGAACAGGATATGCAGCTACAGATTTATTAAATATAGCAGCAGCAGCCTTAGGTGTTGGATCATCAGCAGCAGTAATTACATTAGTAATAGGTGATTTATTAGTTGAACCAACAGCTATAACAGTAGTAGCTCAAGGAACAGGATATGCAGTAAGTGATGTAGTAACAGTTACAGCAGCTCAAATTGGTTCTCCAGGAGCTGATTTAACATTAACATTAGTTGATGCAGATATAATAGATTCAAATGCTTTTACATTAGAAACACTAACAGATGGTGCTATAATGAATAGTGTAGGTCCAACAGGTTCAAATGGAACATTAGATAGTGGATCTACAAGAAATATAAGATGGGAAATTCAAGCACCTAATACAGGATCAGGTGTATTTAGTTTAATAATTAGACAAGGTAATGATACATCAAAAGCTAAGTCAATATTAGAAATATTTCCTAACGTATCATTAGATCCAAAACAATCTAACTACATAGCTAGAATTGTTGGTGATCAAACAAAAACATTAAGAGACGCTACATCGGTTGATCCTTACATACAAGCATCTGGATCTTATCCAAACGCTTCAAGATATGTAAGAGTAAAATCTGTAGATCTAAAAACTCCAGATTATTTTGATAATAATGGAACTGCAAAATCAGAATTTACATCTTCAATTCCACGTGCGCAGAGTGGATCAATGCAAAGTGCAACTGGTGAATTAGTAGGTGGTAGAGCAGGTATTAATTATTATGATAAAATTAATGACACAGATACTCAAGGATTAGGATCAACAGAAATGGGATCAGGAGCTGGTTTATATACAACAGCTTTTAACTTATTAGCTAATAGAGATGATTATAGATATAATATCATAACAGCTCCAGGATTAGTTTATTCAAATGCTAGCCATGCTACTCCATTAAATGCTTTAATCTCAAATACTCAAGGTAGAGGAGATGCAATAGTAATAATGGATCTAGAAAATTATGGTTCATCAATAACAGCAGCTACAGGAACTGCAGCGTCAGTTGACAATTCATATGTTGCAAGTTATTGGCCATGGTTACAATTAGCAGACCCAGATTCAAGACAGTTAGTATGGTCGGTACCATCAGCGTTGTTACCTGGTGTGTATGCGTTTAATGACAAGTCAGCTGAAGCTTGGTTCGCGCCCGCGGGAATCAATAGAGGTGGTTTAGGTACAGTGGTACAAGCAGAAAGAAAATTAACTCAAACTAATAGAGATGATTTATATACTGGAAAAGTAAATCCAATAGCTACATTCCCAGGAAGAGGAGTTGTAGTATTTGGACAGAAAACACTACAATCACAAGCATCAGCTCTAGATAGAGTAAATGTTAGAAGATTGTTAATTGAACTTAAATCTTTCATTTCACAAATTGCTGATAATTTAGTATTTGAACAAAATACAGCAGCAACAAGAAATAATTTCTTAGGACAAGTAAATCCATACTTAGAATCAGTACAACAAAGACAAGGATTATATGCCTTTAAAGTACAAATGGATGCTGCAAATAACGGACCAGATGTAGTTGATAGAAATCAAATGGTAGGTGCTATATATTTACAGCCAACTAAAACAGCTGAATTTATTTACCTAGACTTTAATATTCTACCAACAGGAGCAACGTTCCCGTCATAAAGAATAAAAGATATAATATTTATAATAAAACAAAAATAAAACAATAATAAAATGGCAGTATTAAACCCAAACGAAATATTTTTCACAGCCTTTGAACCAAAAGTTGCTAACAGATTTATTATGTACGTAGATGGAATCCCAGCTTACATCATTAAAGGTGTTAGTGGAATGGGTTTTGCACAAGACGAAATCATATTAAACCATATTAATACTTATAGAAAAGTAAAAGGAAAATTAAGATGGAATGATTTAACGATGCAATTATTTGATCCAATTACTCCTTCAGGAGCGCAAGCTGTAATGGAGTGGACAAGATTACACCACGAATCAGTAACTGGTAGAGATGGATATAGTGATTTCTATAAAAAAGATTTAACTATTGATGTATTAGGACCAGTAGGTGATGTAGTATCAGAATGGATTATAAAAGGTGCATTTATAAAAGATGCTTCATTTAGTGATATGAATTGGGATGACGATGGAACAGCAAACACTATCGACATGACAATCGGAATGGATTACTGTGTATTAAACTTCTAGTAAAGTAGGCACATATTTTAAAGAATAGCTTGGCTTCGGTCAAGCTTTTTTTTATATTAAATATGTATACACGAAATAAAGTTATAACTAAATAAAAGATATGGACGAAAATTTTAAATTCCCTACAGAAACTGTAGAATTACCTTCATTAGGATTGATTTATCCTAAAGATAATCCACTTAGTAGTGGAAAGATCGAAATGAAATATATGACCGCTAAGGAAGAAGATATTTTAACTAATCAAAATTACATAAAAGATGGATCAGTATTAGATAAACTAATAAAATCATTGATAATTTCTAAAGTAGATTATAATGATTTAATTGTTGGTGATAAGAATGCTGTACTAGTAGCAGCCAGAATTTTAGGTTATGGTGCAGATTATACTTTTAAATATAATGGTAAAGAAGAAACTGTTGATTTATCTACATTAAAAACAAGATATTTAAATGAAGATCATTTAGATGAAAAAGGTGTCAACAAATTCAAATTTACATGCCCAGCTAGTAAAACAGTTATTGAATTCAAATTATTATGTGGTAAAGACGATGAAAAGATTAGATCTGAAATAAAAGGATTACAAAAAATCAATAAAAATACTAACCCAGAAATGTCTACACGTTTAAAATATATGATATTATCAGTAGATGGGAAAACAGATAGCAAAGATATTAGAAATTTTGTTGATAATTATTTTTTAGCAAGAGATTCTAGATCATTAAGAGAATATATTAAATCATTCCAACCCGACGTTGATATGATATTTAACTTAGAGAGTAGTGGCGGCATAAGTGAGGAAGTATCCTTACCTATGACCGTCAGCTTTTTTTGGCCTGACTCTAACCTATAGACAATCATTATTTAAAATGATTCATGAAGTAGTTTTTCATGGTGGAGGTGGGTATGATTGGCACACAGTATTTAATATGCCAATCTGGTTAAGAAGATTTACCTTCCAGCAAATAGCAGAGTATAAACAACAGGAAAGTGATGCTGTGAAAAAAGCATCTGGCGGAAAAACGGGAACTAATATTGATTTAAATAATCCAACTAAACCAGTACCTAGAAAACCTATAACCCCAAATAGTTATATGAAGAGAGCATCAGAAAAATGATGCTCTCCGATATTTATAACAAAATACAATTAGGCAAAAATGGCTTTAAATAAAAAAGATCTTCAAGAAGCAAAAAAACTGGTTGACCAGATAAATAAAGCTTATAAAGAAATGGGTAAGGGCATAACATTCCCTATGCCTGATGCTAAGTCTACCTTACAAGATTTTATTGCGATCCAAAATGTATTAAGAGAAACAGAAGCTACCCAAAAAAGAATTGCAGATGAAGTTGAAAGAGAAGCAAAAGCTATTAAGGAAGCTGCTGATGCTCAAAGAGATTTAGAAGAAGAAGCTAAAGAATTATTTGGAGCTATTGCTGCCACAGTTGACGAGATGAATAAATTCAAAAGTGGTCAACAGATGGCAGTTAAATCAGCTAAAAACTTACAAGGTATATCAAAAGACTTTTTAGATATCCAACAAGGCATAACAGAAGCTTCAACTGAAGATTTATCAAAACTAGCCATAA